AACTAAAGCCATACGGCCTCCCTAATTAACTGATTACGAAGCGGTCAAGCGAATAATTGCACTAGTAGAATCAGCAGTTGGGAAGTTAATAGCAAAAGTACCGTTAGTAGAAGTCTTGTCACCACCAAAAGCCAACACAGCAACAGCAGCGTTAGCAGCTGTGTTGTTGTAGATCAAAGCTCCGTTAGCAGTAATAGTTGCGTTAGCCCAAGTAGTATTAGCAAATGACAAGAAAGCCACGTTGCCAGTTGAAGTTGGAGTTACGCTAACCGATAAAGTATTTCCACCAGCAGTATAGTTGCCTGTTGAGGCTACTTCGTTAGTTGCTGAGTAAGCTGTTGTTGATTCACCTAAAGTTGCTGAACTTGTGTACAAAGCAATTTTAAAAGTGTCTGAAGAAAAGTTTTGTGTGCCGTTCAAAAGTTGAACTTTAAAGCTGGTGCACATTCCTTGGGTAATTGCCATTTTTAACTCCTAAAAAATTATCTAACAGGCCCAGGTACGGGCAGTCTAAGTTGTCCATCACGGTAGGCACTGCGTCTATCTTTACCATCACCCAACTCTTTGAGTAACGCTAACGATTCTTGGTATTTCTGCTCATAGTAATTTACCATATCTTGCTCACCTTTTTGGAAAATAACTGCTTCCCGCAAGGCTCCATAAAGCAGAACTGTTTCAAAATTATCTCCAAGCCACGAAGTGCCAGTAGCGTTTTGAATGTTATTTACTGGGACTGAAAACCCAGCGCCTGTACCGCCAAGATAAGCAGCTGTAGCAGATAATACGTTTCCACTTACGTAAAAATATCCAGGGTTTGTAAGTGTTACTGCCGTTACAATGCCGCCAGATACAGTAATAGTTGCCGTTGCATTAGAGCCATCACCGCCAGTTAAAGGCACTTGCTCGTATATACCATTGGTATATCCAGAACCTGGGGTAATAGTTCCAAATCCAGCAATACCGCCTTGCACAATTGTTACTGGGTAATAGTAATAGTGCAGTTCAGTCTGGTAATTAGCGTCTGGAGTTGGTCCAATTAAGTATGTATATGGCTGGAACTGAGCATAATATCTTGGTGCCCCAGTATCTGTAGTGGCGTTTGGGTAAGACTGGCGAATAAAGTTTACGTCTTTATCTATTAAGTATTCGTAATTACCATTAGCATCAATTACCGCAAGAGAAAAAGAAGCTAAATAATCGCTAGGCAACGCAAGATAGTGGTCACCAGAAGTAAAGTTTCCAATGACATTCTTACGAATAGCAGGAATCTGAACAGCGTTATAAATACGCTCTTCAGCAAGCTGAACAAAGTTAGGGATGTTATCTACAAATAACTGCTCTGTAGATTCCGCATAACTTTGTATAGCTTGAGATAATTGCGTAAAGTTCATTAGGGTTTACCCTTAAGCCATTGGTCCACGGCACTTGATGCCTTTGGTAGCAGCGCCACCTCCACGCATAGTAATTTCGCCATTTTTGTTAATTGGGGCGTAGTTACCTTTGCTAATACCAGCAACAGACATGTTTACCTCATTTACACCGTTTTTGCCAGGTTTAACAACAGAATCTTTAGCTGTGGTCATAGCCTTGCCATCCATAGTGTGTGGCTTAGCATAGATGCTAGCTGGACCAACTTCTTTGCCACCTTTTTTCATAGAAAATTTAGCCATGATTAACCGCCTTTTTGATTTGCTACTTTAGCTAGGTTACGACCCATAGCTTTCATGTTCTTGTTTAATTTGCTTGTACTAGCCTTTGGACCACTTAAAATTACATTTGGACCACTATTTGGGTAAATTTTTGTATCGGTTTTACCCTTTTTTTCAATTCCGTCTGCAGCTTTTCTAAATCCCATGATTTACTCCTTAAGTTGTTGTTACTGTAACTGTACCCAAAACTACGCCAGAAACCAAGTCATTTGGTGTTTGAGGCCAATTTGACCCGCCACCAACAGGGTTCCACCCCCACTGAAACACCCTACTACCCATGTCTGGTCCACCAAACCCATCGGGTCCTTCACCAGTTAAATTAATCTGCAACCCATTATTACCTGACACTAAGTAGCTAACGTCTGGTCGTGGCTCACGTACTGCTTGTGGGTCATCAACAGGGTATAGACCTAATGATAACTGTGGTTGATCTGGATCCCAACAACTTCTACAAACTTTAATCTTATACGGTTTAGTCTTTAATATTTGAATACGTAATTCTTTAAGCATATACCGACCATCACATCGGTCACACTCAGCAATCGCATACTTACCTGACGCAAATTTACTTGGCATAGCATCTTATCGGTAATAAAACGAATTACGCGGAACAAAACGCACTGGGGCTTTCTCTCGGTCTTCCGATGACGCTAAGTCCCATTGCTGCTCGTATTCAGCTTTAAGCATACCTATTCTGTTCATATCCACGCCAGGAATCTTGCTGCTTAAATAATAGGCAAGTCCTGAAGCCATACAAGGAATAAAACGAAAAGGGATATCTTCTGTAGCCGTACCATTGCCAGCATCCTGCATCCTACGTAGTCTGTAATACACAAATGTGTATTGGTCGCCAGGAGGATTAGGGGTAGGCCAAACATTGATACATGGTAAGTTGTTCAAATACACTTCGTCCAACGCATCGTGAGCAATAGCTGTAGTACCGTTCTGACCACGCCAAGCATTAAGAATTTGATTTCCTACAATGTTCTGATAACCAATAGTCTCTGTAACGCCGCCTGTGGTTATATTTATGAAACCAGTTGTAGGTAGAGTAGAAGCGTTTGTAAGAGTTATGGTTGTGCTTGTAGCAGATATTGGGTAGCCAGTAGCAATAGTTGTGTTTGGAACTTTAGCAATATTACCGCTTTGACGGTTTACCCATACTTGAATAGGTCTACCGTTAGTGTTCTTATTAGGAATAGTCAGATAAGTAGACTCAGAAATACGGCTAATATTGATGTCAATCTGATTGCTTTGGGAACCGTTGTTCTGACGGATTGTAGTATCTAGCAAGTCAATCGTATCAACTGGAATAGGGTAAATAGCCTGATAGCTATTCATTACAATCTGCCCCTGCTCAACAGTCCACAGATTAATACCACGGTTAGCCCACTCAATAGTTAAAAGATTCATAGACCGTCTCGCAGTCCTAAAATCGTAACCAGAGCGAAGCTCTAAACCACAACGTTCAAACGCCTCCTCAACGAGGTCGTTCATGTCGAGGTTAAAAGTGGTTATCCCAGTAGTAGCCATTATTTCATCTTCTTAAGCGTTTGAGCTAGTCTTGCGCGTTGTCCCAGTTTTCCTGGTTTTTTGGCTGCCGCTGCTAACTTTTTGGCTGGAATCTTTTTTCCCATTGGTACGCCCATTTCCTTGTGGAGCGCTCCTGGTTTTTTGATTGCTTTTTGTATCCACTTTTCTGCCATGATTAACCTTTCTTGGCGGTTTTGGCTGACTTGATAAAGTCCGCTTTGGTGGGGGCACCTTTACTTCCTGGCTTACGCATTTTTTCTCCCGACCCAGCAGCCATGCGAGCACGTTTTTTATGAATGTTTTCATACAATCCTACCTTTCCGCCTTCCGCATATTGCGTAAAGTCAGTATCATCGCGGCGAGCTTTTCGTACGCCTTTGCCCATCTTAGAAGGCATAATTGCGCCCATTCCTCTAGAAGGTCTCATACTATTTTTCCTTTGGTTTTGCCTTTAATGCAGCAACCATCAGCACGCTTAGAAGCGGAGGATACTTTACCTCCAGCTTTATAGTTACGTTTGATGTCCTTATTCATTTTTTGAACACCAGACCCAAAATCGCCACTACTAGCTCCACCAGCTCCGCCAAACCCACTTTGTTTATCACCAGATTTAGGACCTGTATCTGAGTAATTTATAGGCGTAGACTTTGGACCTTTATCAATAAACTCTTTTAACTCAGCGCGGGCGCGTTCAGCTTTTTCTTTTTCAAGAATCTTGTCAAACTCACCAGGCCCACGCTTTTGAGGCGGACCATATTTCTCGTTTCCGTCCCCACTAGTTGGGTTAGAAGGGTCTATGGGTCTAACCATGACTAGGCTCTTGTTTTCCCACGAATAGCAATACCATCAGCACGAGAAGAAGCAGATTTACGAGCCATTCCGCCTGAAGCCATACGTGGGCTTTTAGCGTATTTAGCAGACTCAATGTAAGCTTTACGTACTTTTTCTGGGTCGGCTTTAGACATTGTATCTACAGGCTTCTTATTAAAAAGTGCTTGGCTTTCACGTTTATTTTCAGCGTCAGTAGCTTCTTGCTTTCTATACTCTCTCATCCAAGGTGAATGCTCTTCACGGTCAGACTCAGGCTGCCTTATAACTGTAGTTTTTTTAACTACCTTTTTTTCTACAGGAGCTTCCTTTTGACCACCAGCTGCAACAGCTGCCATAGCTTTTTCACGAATGCCAGCAAGTCTATCAATAGCTTCGTTTTTACCTTGTTTGGTCTCAAACTCTACTTCTTCGCCTTCAGAAAAACGTTTCATTTTCTTAGCCATGATTACATCTTTCCGCCGCCACACATAGAAATCATTGTGCCTTTAGATTTGCCTTTAATAGCGCAACCATCAGCCTTAGATAGCTGACCAACTTTACCGCCTTTAGCCATACCGTGCATTTTCTTTTCATGCTTGTTAACTACTTTAGTAGCTTCAATACCAGCTACTTTTTTCATCATTGGCATATCTTGTTTCATGTCATCGTGTTTCATAATTTACCTTTGTATAAGTTGATCAATTTTGCCTTCAAGCTTGTTAAACCTTGCGTCAATGTGTTCAACAATTCTTTC